ACCGCGGAGCTTGCCGAATGGGATCAGGATAGGCTTCGGGAGATCATCGCGGAACTTTCCGGGCATGATGAGTTGATCGTCGCGACGGGCTTTTCGGAAGACGAGCTTGCCGAAATGCTAAAGCCGAACGTCGAGCCGTCGGACGAGCCCGACGTCATACCGGAACCGCCGAAGGTCGCGGTAACGCGCCCCGGCGATATTTGGGAGCTTGGAGATCATCGGTTGCTTTGCGGCGATTCGACGGACCCGAGCGCGATTGAAAGCCTCATGGCGGGAGAGCGGGCGGATATGGTTTTTACGGATCCGCCCTATAATGTCGCGGATGGGCTTTTCGGGACGGAAGTGCGTCGGAGCAAAGCCGTTTTGGCAAAAAGCGAATGGGATAAGGGGTTCTATTTTTCGAAATGTGAAGAGAACATTTTGGGGGCTCTCAGTATAGATTGCACGGTTTATCTATGCTCTTCTCACCATGTCGCTCCATCGATTTGGGATTGGATGTCCGCTTGGGCGGATTTTTATAGTTTTTGTGTATGGCATAAACCCAATCCAATGCCAAGCTTGGCGAAACGACATTGGACATGGTCTTGTGAACTTATCTGCTATGCGACGCGGGGAAAACACATTTTCAATTTTCCGGAATCGGGGCATTGCCCGGAGCTTTGGGAATTTTCGAAGGTTCCGAAATGCGACTTGCATCCGACCATGAAGCCGATCAGCATTCCGTATCATGCGATTTCACATAGCAGCAAAGCGGGGCAAATTGTCGGAGATTTTTTCGCGGGGGCGGGATCGACCCTGATCGCTTGTGAGCAAACCGGGAGAAAGTGTCGAGCCCTGGAAATCGCCCCTGAATACTGCGATGTGATCGTCAAGAGATGGGAGAACTTCACGAAGCGAGAAGCTCGGTTGATCCGAGACGGGAAGCCGGTCTCGGTTGCCTGACGGTCAAGATATGGTAAGCTCTCGATTAGAAGAACAAACCGAAGGGGATCCAAATGGCCAGCGGTAGAAGGTCAAAGAAGGTCTTCCATTTCGCTCTCGACCGCGACGAATTCGATCGTCAACCCGGGGAACCCGAGACCGCTTGGAAGTCGTTTGTTGTTTATCGGGATATGGGCTTGGATCGAACGCTTGAAAAAACGAGAATTGCGGTAGGTAAAGAGAAGCCCGGTTATATTAGCGTTTTGGAGAATTGGTCGGTAACGTGGGCCTGGCGGATGAGAACCGAAGCATGGGATCGGGAAATCGATCGGCGCCATCGGAAAGCGATGTTCGCCGAAGTCGAGAAGATGAAATCCCGGCATGTCAATCTTGCGGTCTCGCTGCAAGGGCTCGGGGCTCTCGAACTGAACAAGCTAATCGACGCGGCGAAGAAAGCGGTTCGGACGAATACCGTCACGGGAGAGCTTCTCTTGAAGATGATCGAAATCGGGGTCAAGCTCGAACGACAGGGGCGCGGCGAGCCGGAGTCGATCGTCGAAGAGCGGCGCCAATTGACCGCGGACGAAGAGCGCGATTCGATGAAGATGCTTCTCCGAGATCCCAAAGCTATGCAAGCGGTCGATCGATTGATCGAGCTATTGAATGAACAACCTAGCGACAAGAAAAGCGGTCACTAACTCTTGGCGTCTTCGGGTCGAGTCGTTCGCGCAGCGAGCGAGCGCGGGCCGATGGGAGCCCTACCCTTGGCTTGTTTTCGTTCTTCGTCGGCTCCAAGATTCGATCATGTCGGGCGGGGCGCGAATTATCGTCAACGCCCCGCCGCGGCATGGGAAGAGCGAAGGGATCAGTCATTGGTTGCCGACTTGGTATCTCGATTGGTTCCCTGATCAGCGGGTCATCCTCTCCGGATATGGCGACGCTTTCGCGGCGAAATGGGGAATGCTCGTTCGCGACGAATTCGCGATCAACGATCGTACTTGGACGCGGATTCGATCTGATAAGTCGCTGGCCAGCGATTGGGCGACGACCGCCGGGGGCGGAATGCTAACGGTCGGGGTCGGCGGATCGATGACGGGGCATGGCGGGAATCTTCTGATCATTGACGATCCTCATAAAAACTGGGAAGAGGCGATGTCGCCGACCATGAGACAGAAAGTGATCGATTGGTTCAACTCTACTTTTTACACACGGGCCGAACCCGACGCTTCGATCGTGGTCGTTCAAACCCGCTGGCATGAACGCGACCTTTCCGGTTATCTCATGAACGAGCATGAAGACGATTGGGAATTGCTCCGGCTCCCGGCTCTCGCCGAAGAGGGCGACCCGCTCGGGCGAACGCTCGACGATCCGCTTTGCCCGAAGCGGTATTCGAAGAAAGCTCTCGCGGAGATCAAGAAAGCGGTCGGCTCTCACATCTTCGGCGGTCTATATCAGCAAAGACCCGCGCCGCTCGCCGGGAACCTAGTCAAGCGGGATTGGTTCCGGCGATGGTCGAGATTGCCTGACGGGATCACAGAATGGATTCAGACTTGGGATTTGACCTTCAAAAAGACGGGATCAAGCTTCGTCGTCGGTCAGGTTTGGGGGCGCAAGGGCGCCCAATTCTTCCTTGCAGATCAGATCAGGGAACGACTAAATTTCCCCGAGACGATAAAGAAGATCCAAATTATGACCAATCGCTGGCCCCAAGCGAAAGAGAAGCTAATCGAAGAGGCGGCGAACGGGCCCGCGGTTATCGATACCCTAAGCGACAACATCTCCGGGATCATCGGTCAGACCGCGTCAAGCTCGAAAGAGGCGCGGCTCGCCGCGGTCTCGGGCTTTCTCGAAGCCGGGAACGTATGGATTCCGGATCAATCCGTCGCGTCATGGGCGGAAGACTTTATCGACGAAGTCGTTAACTTTCCGAATGCCGCAAACGACGATCAGGTCGACGCGATGACAATGGCTCTCGATCGGCTCGGGGCTTCCAATCATCGGACCGACTTTGTTATTCCGGCTTCTGGCGTTCGGGCGAACCCATGGGAGTTTTCATAAATGGCAAAAGAAAAAGAGGCGAAGCAAGGCAAGCTTGATCTCGGGGTGATCGGATTCTCCGGCCTGAAGCAATACGGGGGAATCGTTGACGAGGAATTCCACCCGCGGCTCCGAGGCACCTTCGGCCCGAAGGTCTTTCGCGAGATGGCGGATAACTCGTCCGTCATCGGCGCGATCCGCTTCATCATCAAAGCTCTCGTTCGGCAAGTCGAATGGAGAGTTGATCCGGCCGACGGCTCCGACGAAGCCGCGGAATGGGCGAACTTTCTGGAAGAATGTTTGCTCGACATGGAAGACACTTTTGAAGACGTCATCTCGGAAGCCCTGTCATTTCTCGATTTCGGATGGGCTTATTTCGAAATCGTCTACAAGCTCCGGAAGGGAAAGTCGAAGGATCCGACCCTAAGTTCGAATTTCGACGACGGGCGGATCGGTTGGCGCAAGTTCGGGCTTCGTCCACAAGAGACGCTCGACCATTGGGAATTTGATCCGGTAACCGGGGCGCTTTTGGGAATGTTCCAAATGGATACCGTCTCGGGAAAGACGGCTTTCATTCCATACGAGAAAGCGATCCTATTCCGAACCGAGACCATGAAGGGGAACCCCGAGGGGCGGTCGATCTACCGGAACGCGGTCGTCGATTATTTCTTCCTGAAGCGAATCTCGGAAATCGAAGCGATCGGAATCGAGCGGGATATGACGGGGCTCTTAACCATGGAAGTTCCCTTGGAGCTTTTGAGCCCGAACGCGGACCCGCAAACCAAAGCCCTTCGGTCGTCTCTCGTAAAGATGCTTTCGGAGTTGAAGCGGGATGAAAGGGAATTCGCGATCGTTCCGACGGAGCTTGATAAGAAGGGCTTGCCGACCGGATACAAGTTGAAGCTCTTATCGACCGGAGGGCGACGCCAGATCGATACGAACGACATCAAGCTTTATTACAAGGTCTCCATCCTGCAATCGGTCGTCGCTCAATTCATTCAATTGGGAATGTCGAGCGTCGGATCGTTCGCCCTGGCGTCGAGTCAGACCAATCTCTTCGCGATGGCTTTGGGAAGCTATCTCAATTCGATGACCGCGACATTCAATCGCTTCGCGGTCGATCCCCTCATGGAATTGAACGGGGTTCCGTATGAACTGCGCCCCGAGCTTGTTCACGGAGACATTGAAGCCCCGCCGCTTGCAGAAATCGGCGCCTATGTTCAATCGCTCGCCGCGGCGGGTCAACTCCCGACCGATGATAAGACCCTTCAAAGAGCTTTGCTCGGGTTCGCCAAATTGCCCGAGCCCGCGGAAGACGAAGGGGAACGAGTACCCCAAGAGAAAGCGGTCGGCGGGCTGACCTGCAAGTGTCGACCCGGATCGAGCGTCTCAAGACGGGCCCGCGGCCCGCTTCAAATCTCGTTCCCGTTCGGGGGTTGATATGTTCGTTCCGGTCTATTTGGGGCGAAGGATCCAGCGATTCCATCGAATGCTCAAAGCAGCGAAGCCCGATTGGGTCGACTTCACCCCGCGCGGGCGGTCGGAGCGCGACGCTTATGCCATCGCCGCGCGGAACGAAAAGCAATTCTCGAAAGCCTTCATCGAAGCGACGCTCGGGTTCCTTGACCCGAAGACGGAAAAGGCTTTCCTGGCGAGCTATCGACCGGGGGGAAATCCCGAAGATGTCTTGAAGGTCTTTCCCTTTATCAACGAAGGGGAAGAGCGTTCCGCGGCTTTGCGCCAGTTCGTCGATCGGCTTCAAGCGGCTTATCTAAAGACCATCCTCGAAGCGGGGCAGGATGCACTTGACCTCGTAAACGAGAGCTTCGGATCGGCTCTTGTCTTCCAGGTTCAAGATCAAGACAAGGTCATCAAAGCGAAGTCGAAGCCGAAGGTTCCCGTCGTTCCGGTCAACCCCTACTCTATCAAATGGATCCGGGAGCGAGCCCTTGACCTTGTGACGCAAGGGGTAACCGATCAACAGTTGAAAGTCATTCGGAACATTCTTCGGCGCGGGTTCGAGCGGGGCATTCGAGCGGAAGCCGTTTATCAAGAGATAAAGCGGAATATCGGCTTGACCGAACGGGAATATCAAGCGGTCGAGAACCGAAGGATTCTTCACGAGAGCGCGGAGCTTCCGCCCGACCGGGTCGATACCTTGACGGAGAAATACGAGAGCGAGCTTTTGAAAAAGCGAGCCGAGCGAATCGCGCGGACGGAGACCATCGCGGCACAAGCGGCGGGGCGGAATCAAGCTTGGCAAGTCGCCGCGGATTCGGGAGCCCTTCCCGAGAACGTCGAGCGAGTCTGGCGAGCGGCTCCGGAGAGCGACAACCCGAACGCCCCTTGTGAGATTTGCTTGGATCTAGATAATCAACCCGTCGGCTTGGGCGAGCCCTATTCGTCAAAATATCTCGGGGCAATCGATATGCCCCCCGCCCATCCGCAATGCCGATGTACCGAAATTCTCCGAAAGTCGAGGGAAAAATGACTTCAAAATTAAGTCGGGAATTTCTCGAAGAGGTTTGGGCGGTAGCCAAGAAATCGCTTCCGGGTTGGGCTTTCGTGGCTTTGCTGAACGAATCGAAATCCCGGGCCGGGGGTCGAGCGTCGCATAGGGTCGACGACCCGAGCCCGATCGAAAAAATCGCCCTGGCGGAAATGAGACCCCGGGTCATCCGGAGGCTTTCCGATGATGATCTGACGATGGCTTGGCTTCGGCTTCATCAATGGTATGCGAACCTGAAGCGGAGAAAGCAGCCAATCGAGGATATCGTCAACGCGGGGCTTTGGACGAGCGACGAA